TTGTATTAAAGCAGGTTGTCCTGAAGGTGGTATAGTTTTAGATCCATTCTTTGGTAGTGGAACAACAGGACTTGCTGCACAAGAACAATCAAGACATTGGGTAGGGATAGAATTGAATCCTGAATATATGGAAATTGCACATAGAAGATTATCACAAAAAACATTATTTGTATGAAAAAGAAAGAAAGATTTATATTAAGAAGATTGAATTGGTTTTTTTTATCTGATGTATTAAAAGAATCTAAATATGAATATAATAGATATGATGCTGAAAATGATAGATATATAGTTGAAATAAAACATAGAGATAAGTTTTATAAAGATACTATAATAGAATTTGATAAGTTTAGTTATAATCTACTGTATGCTAAGATGGCTAAGAAGTTTTTTATATATGTAGTTAGAATGAATAGTAGTGTGTATGTGTTTAATATCACAAAGTTAGTTGAATCAGGTTATAATTTTAATTGGGAATGGAAAGAATTAAAGAAACAAACAGAATTTGCCGATAAAAAAGAAATAAAAAAATTAGTAGGATATATAAACATTAACAAAAGTGTAAAGGAGTTTAGGGTATGAATCCTGATGTATTAGTATTAAATAATAAGGTAGAGAGTAGAAACATATTAGATAGACAACATTGGGCAGTTAAAAGAAAATCTAAGGCTATATGGGCATTGTTTGTTAGAAATCAAATGAAACTTAATAAGATCAAGAAAGCTGAAACTGGTGAGAAGTTTAAATTAACCATAATAAGCTATAGAAAGAAGTTGTTGGATTATGATAATCTAGTAGGTGGTATTAAAGGATTATTAGATGCTTGTATAGATGAAGAATTGATATGGGAAGATAGTCCTAAATACTTAGATTTAGTAGTAGAACAATATACTTCTAAGAAATATGAAACAATTATTTTAAGGAAACCAATCAAATAACATTTTTAAAATTCATATATTATGTTATATTACAATACTGATATATGTCTAAAAATACACAAAATACACAAAAGCTAACTAAAAAAGAGATATTTCTTAAAGCATTAAGGAACAATCTAGGACATATCACAAAAGCCTGTGAGAAGGCTAATATTCATAGAAGAACTTATTATAGTTGGATAGATAAAGATGAAGAATTTAAACAACAATGTGAAGATGTAGAAGAATCATTATTGGATCTAAGTGAAAGTAAGTTGTTAGAAAACATACAAAACAATGATAATACTTGTATAATATTTCATTTAAAAACCAAAGGGAAGAAAAGAGGGTATATAGAAAAACAAGAATTTGAAGTAACTAAACCAATATCTGAAATAAACTTTGATGAAATCTAAACCAATGACACTCCATAAAAGTAATTATTTTCCATCACAATGGGAATTTCTTACTAACAAGAAGAAAGCGAGATCATCTGCCTTTGTGGGTGGATTTGGATC